TAAAAAAAGAAGATATTCATGAAATCAATGACAATATCAAGGATTTGAAATCTTGGCTTAGGAATGTAGGACAAATCGCCACATCAACACGAGATAAGCTCAATCCATCCATGGATGATTAATTACTCCTGTGCTATTCCGCTTAGCGACGCTACAATGCCAGCCCTCGCTAAGCGATTGAACTCTTCGTTTCCAACTGCATCACGTATTGCTTTTACGGCGGCTTTATTTGCCATAAATCTGCGTTCCGCCGCCGCTAATGCTTCTTTACTTCCGCCAGCTCTTACTGCTTTCGTGGCTTCCTGAACTGCTTTCTCTATCGCATATCGACCGCTACGCGTGGTGGCAATTTTAGATACAGCACCTTTTAACCCGGCGCCAACTAAAGCACCTGCGGCAGCGCCTGCAATACCCCCTCCTCCTGCTCCACCAACAATTGCACCTGATGTTGAGTTGGCAATTGCATTTAACACTGTTGATGTAACGTTGGATAAACCAGCATCCAGATCACGTAGTACATTGGCAGTTCGCCCTGTTCTTTCAATATACTGCTGAGGTTTCACTGCTGCTCTTGCAAGAGTGCCATATGCATCTGCAATTCTTCCAAGCTCTGAGGAATATCGGCTAATGGCTTTTACATTTTGTGGAGTGAGTATCTCTGCGATATGGTTAATTCCTGCTGCATCAGCTTTGCCACCACGTACACCATGCGAGATAGCATCTTGCAACATTGATGATATAGCAGGAACACGCTCTGATTCTGGCAGCGCGCGGATCATAGAATGGAACCCAGCAGGACCATTAAGACCTTTAGCTGACGATGATTGAAGGGATTTTACTCCATTCGTAATCAGTGTATCTGTTGCCAAATCACGCCCGAAAACAGACTCTGCACTCTCTTGTGCTGATAACCTCGCTTTAGACAGATCATTAGCTTTCTGCCAGTCATCAAGAAATCCGCCGTTTTCCGCCATTGTGCGCATATCATCAGTAATTGCCCGGCGTATTTCCCCTGCTCTCCTTGCCGCATTTGCCTCTCCGCTACGCTTATATTTTTGCTCCGCATCAGCAAATTTCGCTCTCCATGCTTTCATGCCATCAAATGTTACTCCACCTTGATTGTTTGCCTGAACAAACTGTTTCATTTCAGGAGTAAGCGGTATGCCAGCAGATCGCTCTGCCTGAATAACGGCATTACCATTTAGCATTCTTGCTTTTTGATTTGGCATCGTTGACCGCACGTCATCCCATGCCGCGCGCTCAGCATCCTTCATCTGATCAAGATTTTGAAGAATCCTTTGTTTTATAGCCGCACTTTTTTCTGATGCCGTTCCAGATGCGGCCCCAAATTCATCAAGGTTTCGACTTAACTTTGATGATATTTCGTTAAATGCTGCCTGATGGGCGTCCTGAACAATTCCTGGTGTTGATGCCAATGCGCCTTCGGCTTGTGCAATTCCACGACTTCCAGATCGCATTCCTGGTGTTAATGCGTTTATATCAATTCCAGCAGACTCAGCCGCTTTTGCTACATCTTCGGACACATTAGCGGCCTGACTGGCAATTGACTGACGCCCAGCACCTGACTTTGCCATCCTGGAAACATCATTAGCAGAATTCAGTGCTGCACCACCAAGAGCCTGTGAAACCCTTGGAGCAATAACGCGCCCGACACCTGAAAGAACGCCTTGAGCACCAATATTGATACCACCGTTAATGGCAGCATTTTGTGCAAAGTCGCCCTCCTGATTTGCAGCATCAGCAAGTGAACCTGCAATCATGTTTCCTGCGGAACCGATATCTCCAGCGAGCTTTGCTGGCGCTCCAGCAGCTTTTGCCGCTGTGCCAATTGGCAGGAGATACCCACCAATTGTTTCACCGGCTTGCGCGTAAGGGTCTGTCGGTCGATCGACAGGGCGATAGACATCATCCAAAACCTTGGGGCCACCAAGCCCCTGGCTGATTGCATTAATCAGACTTGCGCCACCCTGCAATACGTCAAATGGTATGTTTACCAGACCACGACCAGCCTGCTCTGCAATTTGCCCTGCACTTTGACCACCAGTGAGCCAATCGCCAGCTTGTTGCATCAATGATGGTTCTTCTTTCTGCTGCTGAGGCGGAGGGTATGCTGCATAAAACTGATCTCTTGCTTCAGCCCATTTGTCACCAGCCTTAGGGGCAACAACCTCATCAAAATATTGCGCTTGAGCCTGTGCTTTCTGTTCTTCAGTTAACGCCTGATACTGTGGAGAAGCGATAACATCTTTCCATGCTTTAGCCATTAATCACCCCATAGTGAAGAAAAGTTACTGCTGGCTGCTGGCTGTGATACCTGTGCAGGTTGAGATTGCTGCCGCTGAGATTTACCAACATTAACGTTATATTGCTGGTTGTAATTGTCGGTATATTGCTGAATGTCGCGCATTGATTGTTGTAGTGCTTCAGGGCTTGAGAAATCAGGCTTTGGCATACCCTGAAAATACCTATTGGCCTCTGCTTCGGTGTTGATGCCAGATGCCCCCATATCTCGGGCTGCCGCAATCCCCTGATTTTGCATTTTGCCCATGATTCGCTGTGCAGCGTTGTATAGTTTCCTCTCCTCAACACCAGATGCCCGGCTACGAATATCTGCACCAAGAGCAAAAGAACCTGAAGAACCTGTAATACCTGTCATGAAGCCAAGATCGTCAATTGATGCGCCAGAAATTGCATCAAGATCTTTCTTCATTTCGTAATTCTGCGCATTAGCTGCCGATGTAGCCGGAGCAGCAATAGAACTTGCGGGGACGCGAATCATATTGCCCTCGTTGTCTATTCCTTCGTAGAACGCATTAGCACCAGCGCCGTGAAGCTTCCGACCAACCGTTACCGTTCTACCATCTGCCAGTTGCACAACATTCTCCCCGCCAGCAGCAGGACGGCCTCGAACACGAAGATATGTCTTTTGTTGCTCTGGAGACAGGCTGTTGAAATATTGATATTCTTTAACAGATGCAGGAACAGCACCTCCAGCAGTGCGCAGAGAGTTTTCACGGCTAACAGCAATGCTTTGCGCCTGTAAACCTTCCCCAGCTTTATTGCTGCGAATCGTCTCTGCCAACTCGCCACGCTCAATATCCCGACCAGCCATCTTGTCCTGAACAGCAAACGCCTTTTCTGGTCCAAGCGCACCGAGAGACATAGTAGTCAGCATGTGTGATAGCTGCTCTGGATTCTGGATACCTGTCTGAATCATCCAGTCAGCATTCGCACCCACACGATTTAACCTGTCCTTGTTGTCAGTAATGAATTTACTGTAGGCTTCCGGTCCCTGAGAAAGAGCGACGTTAGCCCTCATGGCTAAATCGCCCATATCGTTGCGTTGCTGCTCATTAAGACCGGAAAACGCCTGTTGTGCCTGCGCAACAAACGCTGGATTTTCCTTGGCAAACTTAAATAGTCCCGATGGATCACCAGAAGCCCATGCATCAGCATGAACCTTATTGAACGCATTAATCGCTTTCTGTTGCTGTTCCTGCTTATAAATATCAGCAACTCCAGCCAGACCACGTAACGCGGTCAGACCAATGTTATTTGCACCTGAGCGAGCCAGTTCATTGTTTTCGCGGATCAGACCAAGCGTTGCGTTAATGTCGCTTGCCTTTGGCGCATTCTCATTTTGCGTACCGATGCCAGCCAGAAAACCACCAGAATTAATACCCTGTTGCCACGTAGCCATGATTACCCCTTAAAACAACGAGCCAAGCAATCCGATACCAGCACCAATGCCGGCGCCCCAAGGCGTTGATGTTCCCAAAAGGCTGGCAAGACCTGCACCGGCAATCGCACCAGACGTTCCGCCACTAATTGCTGTCTGAAGACTTGATGGTTTGTTGGCATTAGCAGCGGCAAGTGCTGCACTTTGCTGTGCAATGCTGCTCATATTGTTGGCATATGTTTGCCCGGCGTTTGCCTGACCTTGCAGTGCGCCAAGACCAATATTTGCCAGATTCTGGTAGTTGTTCATCTGACCAGATAGCCATTGCTGACCAAGCGTTGGTGCGATTGTTGCTAACTGATTACCGGTTGCAGTGGAACCCAATCCACCTGTTGCTTCCGCTGCCGCCAGACTCTGATAGCGAGCCTGACCAGCAAGATCTTTGTACTGCTGAGAGTTGTAATACTGGTTAAGTGCCTGACCTTGCCCTTCCAGAGACGATAAGTTCTCGAGGCTGCCGACATACTTATCAGCCAGAGGAGTAAACGGCTTCAGGTTGTTCATGATGGTGTTGAACTGCTGATTTTGCAGGTCTGCGGCATACTTCTGGGCTTCTGCGGCATACTTTGCGCTTTTATCAGAACTGCCACCTTTCCCGCCTTTTTCAGGGCAATAAGGTTCCTCGCCGCGCAGTTTTCTGCCCAGCTTAAATGCATATAACATGGCTATCTCCCGTGATTCAGGAAGTCGATTAGTTCTTCGCGTGTGGCGCTGTAAAAAGTCACGTCATCCACGCCTTTGAAGTATTTCTTGATGGTTCCTACACGCTTAAGGCCAATCATCGCGCAATACATCTGACCGTGGCGGAATTTGCGTGCAGCGAACGATGTGACGCACTGAACGGTGGTGTTAGTCAGAATGTATCGCCAGAACGCCAGCCCGATTTCCTTGCTGAATCCGCGAATCTCTGGCAGGTACATGGCGTGGCAATCTAATGTCAGCGGCTGAATCTCCTGATAGTAAACAATGCCGCCGAACTGCCCGTGCACGTTCACCTCAAAGTAACGGCAATCAGGTTTGTAGTCGTATCCATCACCGTTGTTGCTCCCGGCAATAATGTCAGGGTGATTTCCGACTGCTTCGATCAGGTCGATGTTTCGCGTTGGTTTGAACTGAATCATTACTGCTCCGCGATTATCTTGATGGTTGTGGCAGTAAACGCCGCACCATTTGACTGAATAGTTAACGTACTGCCATTTGTGGCAAGAAAGCCGTCTTTATCCACGCTGAAGAACGTAGCTAACAGGATGTTGTCGGTTGTTGTCGCCGCATTACGACTGCTGACCAGTGTGTCAGGAACAGAGCCGGAAAAGGTTAGCTGCATTGACCTGTTGGAGGTTCCGCTGGGCCACGTGCCGACAATCGACAACTTGAAGAGCAGGGTTTTGTTCTCGTTGAACACAACCATCTTGTTGTTAACTGTGTCGAAGAATGGTGCCAACGAGCCGGATGACGGCGTGAGCGTTTTCAGCAGGCTAACAAGGTTGGTCGGCGCTGTCGGGATGGTTACTGATACGCCAGAGTAAACAACCTCTGACTTCTTGCGAGTAGTGGCATACTCCAGAGCATCGATGCGCGTTTCATTGTCTGAAACATGCGATTCCAGCGACTGAACTCTGGTATCAAGCGATGCAATATCGCTTTCATTCTGAGCTATTCGTGTTTCATGTTCCTGAAGAGTTGATTCTGCCTGGCTGATTCGCTCCTCATGATTAACAAGCGTTGCTTCCGCAGCAGAAATTCGCTGCTCATGGTCAGCGAGAATCACATCCTGCTCATCGTTCCTGACTTGTGCGTCATAAGCACCCTGTCCGGCCTCGTTGGCTTTGTTCGCCACGTTACCAACATCAGTACCCTGTGCGATAACGTAAAGCAGATACGACTGCGAGAAGATATTGCGTGGAAGGACTGATGTGTCGAGCCGTGTAGCCTGAATGATTACCGGCACATTGAGATTCGAATCCGCCATTACTCAATCCTTATCTGGCAGCCAGACAGAGTGACAG